TGGATCGAGTATCGCCGCTGGCTGGAAGAGAAGTGCTTGCCAAAGGCGCAGGCGGTCATGTTGAAGTGCCTCGACTCCGACAATGAGAAGATCCAAATGCTGGCGGCGAAGGAAGTACACGACCGCATCTTCGGCAAGGCGCGCCAGCAGGTTGAGGTCAGCACAGGCGAGGGGCGCGCGTTTGGCGATGAGATCCGTCCGATTCTCGAAAGACTCCTCGAAAAGAAGTAGTTCGTGGGGGATTCCCTCCTAAAGCGCGCCGTAAATGAATTCGGAATCGAGCGCCTTCTAGAACTTCTCGACGAAGAACAGCGCAGTGTATTCGGTTACGAGTGGTCGATCCACGCACGCCCCGAGCAATTGCCGCCGCCTGGCAATTGGCGCGTCTGGCTGATCTTGGCCGGTCGTGGCTGGGGCAAGACCAAAACCGGTGCCGAGTGGGTGCGCCAATTCGCTTACGAGCACCCGGGCTGCCTCATCGCGCTAATCGCCCGTACCGCCGCCGACGTTCGCACCACCATGCTTGAAGGCCCGTCAGGGCTGCTATCGATCTCGCCACCGTGGTTCTACCCCAACCACGAGGCGTCCAAGTGCAAGCTGACATGGCCAAACGGCTCGGTGGCGCTGCACTTCTCGGCCGAGGAGCCGAAGGGGTTACGCGGCCCGCAGTTCAACGGGGCGTGGTGCGACGAGCTCGCGTCCTGGTCGTCGCACATGACCGAGGACGAGAAGGGGCTGCTGGTCAAGGGCATTCCAACCGCGTGGACGCAGCTTCAGTTCACGATGCGAATTCCGGGAAAGCGTCCGCAAATCCTTGTGACGACGACCCCGCGCGCGGTGAAGGTGATTCGCGATCTGGTTGCCGATCCAGAGACGGTTACCATCGGCGGTAGCACATTCGATAACGCCGACAACCTATCACCGGAGTTCATTCAGTCGGTCAAGCGGCTATACGAAGGCACACGCCTCGGCCAACAGGAGCTTTACGGTCGAATACTGACTGACACTCCCGGCGCACTGTGGACGATAAGCATGTTGGAGAACTGCCGGGTCCAGGAAATACCGCCGGACCTAAACCGCGTGGTTATTGGACTCGACCCCTCGGGCGGACGCGGCGAGCGAGGTATCGTCTCTGCGGCAATCGCGCCATGCACCTGCAAGGGCCAGGAGGAAATCCACGGCTTTGTGATTAGCGACGCATCCGGCGTCTATGGACCTGATACGTGGGGGCGCGCGGTAATTGCCGAGTACAACAGGTGGCAGGCGGACCGAATCATCGTCGAGCGCAATTTCGGCGGCGACATGGCATCGGCGCTGCTTCGCACGGTCGACAGCATGGTTTCGATTACGGAGGTGGTCGCAAGCCGCGGAAAGGCAATCCGCGCCGAGCCGGTTGCTGCGCTGTATGAGCAAGGAAAGGTGCATCACGTTGGAGACCTGACGCGCCTAGAGGACCAGATGTGCACCTGGACTCCAGATACCGAGGAGGGCTCGCCGGATAGGCTTGACGCGCTGGTGTGGGCACTGTCCAGCCTCATGATCAAGGAGGGTGCCGGTCTTGATGCATGGGGACTGGTCGACATGTCCTAGCATTCTTGAGAATTCTTTAGCGCGAATGCCACTTTCCATTATGTGAGCCGCAAGAAACGTCGCGATCGGGTCGACGGCTACGAGCCGAAGGAAGTACCAGTTAACGACCCGTGGCGCGATCCCGCCCTCGTCGAGCAGATGCAAAAGCGCGGCGACGGCTCGCGCATGGACGCCGCAAACCTCGACGGTTTTCGCAACGAGTTAACCGGAATCGGAAGCTGGCAGCGCGACAAAACGTTAGGCGGGCGAAACGCGCCGCTTCCGTTCGACGTCCAACTCCTCACCGGCCGCGAGTGCGGCGACCGGTGGCGCGGCTCCGACCTCGGCGCGCGCATTGTCGAGACGATCCCAGACGAGATGACGCGTGAGGGCTGGGACATTGTTATCCAACCCAGCGACGAGGACGAAGACGAAGCCGAAGCCGACGACGAGCGCGGCGACGCATTCCCGCCCCAGCAGGCACAGGCAGCGGCGGCGGCGCAGATGCAGCCGCCGAAAATGCCGCTTGAGGAGCCCGACGACGAGAACGCCGAAATCGCCGAAGAACTCGACGGCATTCTTGAGGAACTGAGCGTCGGCGATCACATCTGGCAGGCGCTAGCGTACGAGCGGGCGTACGGCGGCGGTGCGATCTTGATCGGCGCCGATGACGGCACCGAAGACCTATCGCAGCCGCTCGAGGAGGATCGAATCAACGAGGTTCGGCACCTGACCACGTTTCGCGGCGGCTGGGACGGCGAGATTGTCGCGTGGAGCTATTACCGCGACCCGACCGAGCCGAATTACGGCGAGCCAGAAGTCTACATGGTGCGCAATACCGCCATCCCTTCGGCGCCGAACCCGGTACCAGGACAGCAGCAAAAGGCGGCGGTTTACGACCCGAAACTTAGATGGGTTCACGAATCTCGACTACTGGTGTTCCCGGGCGTGTCGGTTTCGCGCGAGGTCAAGACGCAGTTGCGCGGCTGGGGCGACTCGATCTTCACGCGAATCGACGAGGTGTTGTCGCAGTACGGGCAGACCTGGGGCGGGATCGCGAACCTCATGACCGACTTTTCGCAGGGCGTCCTCAAGATCAAGGACCTCGCGCAGTCGATGGGGTCAAACAACAAGAACGCGTCGCGCAACCTGACGAACCGGGCGTTCGCGCTGAACATGACACGCTCGATCTCGCGGATCATGCTCATCGATGCCGAGGAGGAGTTCGTCCGCGACACGGTCAGCCTGTCGGGCATCGCCGAGATGATGCAGCAGTTTTCGTTACGTCTCGCGGCGGCGGCCGACATGCCGGTCACGCTTCTTATGGGACAGGCGCCGGCTGGGCTGAACGCGACGGGCGAGAGCGACATTCGGTTCTTCTACGACCGGGTGGCGTCGAAGCAGAAAAAGCGTCTCGGGCCAAAGCTGAAGCGGCTAATCGGCCTCATTCTGAAGTCGTCCGAGGGACCGGCCGGCGGCAAGGAGCCGGGGCGCTGGAACGTGGAATTCCGCTCGCTTTATCAGATGAGCGAGACCGAAAAGGCGCAGTTGCGAAAGACGGTCGCCGAAACCGACCAGATCTACATCACCCAGCAGGTTCTCACGCCCGAGGAGGTCACCGTCTCGGCGTTCGGCCAGTCGGACTGGTCGATGGAGCGAACGATCGACTTCGAGGGCCGCAAGAAGATGGCTGAGCAGGACGCCAAGGACCGCAAGAAGGCGGAAAAGCAGGCGGCGACGGTGGAACGGCAGCAAGGCGAGATGCACGAGGCGACGGTGGCGAAGATGGCGGCGGAGACGGAAGCGAAGGCGAAAGAACCGCCGACAAAATGATTTCGCTCCGCGCCAACGCCCGCACAATCGCCATGATCCGAGTCCTCAAGGCAATCGGCCCGATTCGCAAGACACCCGGCCGCGTACCTCGCCAGCAGCAACCCGACGCGATCCGCCTCGAGTACTTCAAGGCTATCCATGGCGTCGTTATCGACCCACTCTTGTCGGCGTTCAAGGACGCGAAGTCTGATATTTTGCGAATTCTCATCGACGAACGACGCGCGCGCGGAAAGATGGACGTCGCGAGGTCGGCAGAGGCAGCGGAACTGATCGACCGAGCGGCGGCGTTCACTATGCGCCAGATCGGACCGCGCGCGATTTACGAAACCGCCGAGAAGTTCGGCAAGCGCACCAGCCAATTCAACCGGCAGCAACTCGATCGGCAGCTACGAAGCGCGGTCGGTGTGTCTCTCGGCTCCATCGAGCGCCCGACACAGGAGTTGATTCCGCTATTCGCCTCGCAAAACGTCGAGTTGATCAAGACGGTGCCCGAGCGGTACCACGACCGCATCAAGCGTGACGTCTTAGAAGCGTTTGAAGCCGGCATGCACCCGGAGACGCTGGCCGATCGGTTCGTCGAGCTCGACGACATGGCCGAGAGCGACGCGCGGCGCATTGCGCGTGACCAGATCGGGAAACTGAACGCGCAGTTCAACGAGCAGCGGCAGACGGCGATCGGCGTGACGCATTATGTGTGGCGAACGGCGAGAGACAACCGAGTGCGTGACGAACACGCCGAGCTAGAGGGAAAGACGATCGCGTGGAGCGACCCACCACCGGACGGCCACCCAGGCGAGCCGATTCAGTGCCGCTGTTTTGCCGATCCTGTCTTAGACGACATCGTTAACGACCTTTAGCCATTCTTGAAGGGTTCTCGCGCGGTCTAGCAGACTTGGGGCGTGAACTACCTCGGGACCGTAACCGGCGCCTCTGGCGGCTATAACAACCAAAGCACCGGCAATAGCGGCATTGCGATGCCGTTTCACATTCCGCCAGGCGTTAAGGAGCTTTACTTGGTTTCGTCGGCGTCTGGCGTGCTGTTCGAGCTGTTTTACGCCACTGGCCCGAGCGGTTCGACATTCAACACTACCACAGCTCGCGGCGCGCAGTTGGCAGGGCCAGGCGTTATCTCGGGGCCGTTCCGATGCCTGCACACGTCCCCCGATCGGTACACCGTCGTTAGCATCTTCCACGCGCAGTCGGGTTTCCACTCGGTGCGCGTCTACTCGGCGCCGACGGACTGACGCGATGAGCGAGCGCGTCGACCGCATCGATCCTCCTTCGCTGATTCGCCTCGACGACTACTACGTCGATTCATGCCCCTGGTGTGGCGACGAACTCGATGATCACGACAAGTGCGCGCGCAATTGCAACGCCAGCCGCGTCAACCGGACTGACGAACGATGAGCGAAGAAGAGAAACCGGCAGAGCAGCCGCTGCCCGAACCGGCACCGCGCGCAGACCGTGTGAATCGTTTCGAGCACTGCGACTACGCCGCAACCCAGCTCGCCGCGCCGCACGTTGACGGTAACGGCTTTGTTCTCGCGGCGACTCGCATGGCAAGAACCGGCGTGCAGGTTTACCAGGACGCGAACGGGAATATTCGCCGCGAGTATCGATCGCCTGAAGAAGTCCAGAAGTCGATGGACAGCTTTAAGAACCTCCCGGTTACGTCGTCGCATCCGCCCGAGATGGTCACGCCCGAGAACGTTAAGCAGTATGCGATCGGCGCGGTCGGCGAAGAACTCAAGTTCGACGGCAAGTGGATCATCGGAAAAATCAAGATTTGGTCGAGGCAAGGACAGATGGATGCCAAGGCGCGGCCGGCGGTTTCGTGCGGGTATTCGTGCGAACTCGACATGACGCCCGGCGTTTCTCCCGATGGCGAGCATTACGACGGCTCGCAGCGCAACATTCGCGGCAATCACTTCGCGGCGGCGGTCACCGAAGGACGAGCTGGTCCCTTAGCGATTGCAAGGCTAGACGCTAACGATGCCGTGGCCATTGTTGAAGGCGTTAAAGCAGAGCCTTTAACCTCAAATCAGATCAAGGAGCCCGATACAATGGGACACGTTCTCAGGATTGATAACCTCGAATTCACGGTTTCGGACCCGAATGCACAAGTCGCATTCAACCGAGCACTTGAAAACGCTCGTAAGCAATCCGAGGACGAGATCGCGCTGCAACGTAATCGCGCCGACTCGGCCCACAAGCTGCTCGCCGACGTTCAGAAGAACCTGACCACCGTTACCGCCGAGCGCGACACGCTTGAGGCGCAACTTCGCGCGCAGGGAATGGACAAGATCAAGTTCGACGAGGACGAGATCACGGTCGCCGACCTTCGCGACGAGGCCAAGCGGAAGGCGTTCATCAACGGTCTCGTGTTCAAGAAGACGGCGGCGCGTGCGTCGCTGGTCAACGAGGCCGCGAAGTATGTCGGCATCAAACTCGACACGCTGGCGGACTCGGCCATCAAGAAGTTGGTGATCGGCAAACTCGACCCGGGCGCGCGGCTCGACGGTCAGAACGACGACTACATCGACGCCACCTACGAGACGCTTTTGCGCCTCGCTGGCAATCGCAAGGGACAGCGCGCGCCGATTGACCGCGTGCGCGAGGTCGTTGCGACGCCGACGGGAGATACGCCGCGCGTCGATTTCGGCAATGACAACCCAGACGATGCCCGCGAACGGATGGTGGCGCGTCAGCGCGCGGCGTTCGTGAAGTAACCGAGACGACGAGGAGACATAGACCATGAGTCAAGCAACGATGTTCGCTGGCGGTATGGCTCCCGGGTTCGCGGGCCAGATCGCCGACGGTTCCAGTCCCGATATCGTCTCGGGCGTCAACCAGGATGCTACGCAGCTGCCTTTTGGCTTCGGCGTTCGCCAGGGCTCGAGCGGCGGATCGGAGCGGTTCTATTCGCTGCCCACCGGCTTCTCGACCGTGTTCGAGTTGTCGGGACTCGTGGTCCATAGCTACGACCACGCACCGGCCGGCGCTGCGACCTCGGATGGAGTTTTCGGTGGCGACCTCGGCGGGTCGGGCCTCTTGCAATACTCGGCTTTCGAGGTCGGCCGCAAGGGCCGCTTCCTCGTTCCGGTCGAGCAGGCGGTCCGCAACGGCGAGCGCGCGTGGTGCCGCGGTATTGGCACGGGCGCGCTGACTCCCGGTTCGTGGGTCGGTACCAACCTCGGCGGTTCTTACCACGTCGACTGCACGCGTCAGACGGTCTTTCGTTCGGCGTCGTTCACGGCGGCGGACGGGACCACGCTCGTCGCGGTGCTCGAGGTTGATTTCACTAACAAGGCTGCGTCCTAACAGCGCAACAGGCTGAAACAGGGAGAGAGAAAAGATGAGGCTTCCAGCTCAGTACATGGACCAGGTGGATAGCAACGAATCCCTCCATGTTCAGCGCGCACTGAACCAGATCGAGAACGAGGTGTACAGCACCGAGTTCCCACCGCTCGAGGGCATGAAGTACGTCCCTGTCGACGAGACGTTCGACGAGGGCGCGCTTTCCACCTCGTACCGCCAGTACACCCGCACCGGCCTTGCGAAGCTGGTTACCGGGCGCGGTCAGGATCTCCCGACCGTTGGCTTGTTCGTGAAGGAGTACACGCACAAGTTCTACGACATCGGCGCGTGCTACCGCTATTCGCTGCGCGATCTTCTCGCGGCGCAGTTCGCCGGTCGTAATGGCGCCGGCTCCGTCAACCTCGAGATGGAGAAGGCGGTTGCTTGCCGTGAGGCGATCGACCGCGGCCTCGACGCCGTGACGGGCATCGGTTCGGCGACCAGCGCAAATATCCCGGGTCTGTCCACCACCATCGGAACGGACGTGGGTTTGCTCGGGTTGCTGAACCAGCCGAACGCCAGCACCTACACCATTCCGAATTCGGCGGGTGGCGGCGGCGCGACCTGGGCGGTCAAGACTCCCGACGAGATCTTGGCCGACATGCACGGCATCTGCCGCGCGATGATCACGGCGACGTATAAGCGCTTCAGCCCGACGCGACTTCTGGTCCCCATTGACCACCTCGAGCTTATTCGGTCGGTGCGTATGGGCGACGGCTCGGACGAGTCGATTCTGGGACTCTTCCAGAAGCAGCGTCCCGGCGTGACTGTCGACTCGTGGCAGTATTGCGACGGCGCCGGCACCAGCGGCACCGACCGTATGGTCGCTTTCATCGGCGACAAGCGGTACGTGAAACTTGCACTGTCGCTGCGCTTCAAGCAGCTTCCGGCCGAGTTCCGCAACCGCGAGTTCAAGACCGATTGCCTCGCGCGCACTGCTGGCGTGTTCACGCCGTATCCGCTCAGCATCGTCTACGCCGACGGCATCTAGCCATTCTTGAAGCCTTAGCGGTCGATTTGTCAGATTACATCTATGGCAAACGCACCCACCGCAACCGCTACCGCACCCAAGGAAACCGTTACCGTCGTCATCAATAACCGCGAAGGGCTCGAGATCGCGCAACTCCCGCACCGTGGAATCGACAAGCACCAGCGGGTAATCTTCGGCGACGTGGTAACGCTGCTTCCTGGGCTGAACCTGGTTCCTACCGACGTTCTGAACATTCTTCGGCAGAACTCGCTGTTCGAGAGCAAGTTCAAGAGCCTGATCCCCAAGTCCAAAGCACCCGAGCAGCGCGCCGAGCGGGTTGGTAAGCCAATTCTCGAGCTCGGCAAGGAACTCCCCACCGGCCCTAAGGTGTGTCCTCTCAGCGCGCTTTCGGTTCCCGAGGCGCTGTCGCTGGTCGAGGAGGCGAACGACGAGCAACTGGCGTCGTTCAGGGAATTGGAGACCCGCGACGAGGTGCGAAAAGCCATCAACGCTCGCATCGAGGAAATCGCCGCGGCCG